TACATTACAGAAGGCCCTATTGATAGTTTGTTTATAGATAATTGTTTGGCAGCCGCAGGTGCAGACTTGACATTGAAAACAAATCCTGATAATGTAACTTACATCTTTGATAATGAACCTCGTAATAAAGAAATAGTAAAACGTATGTATAAAATAATAGACAGCAATTATAATATTTTTATCTGGCCAGATGATACAAAATGCAAAGATATTAACGATTTAATCATATCTGGTAAGACAATTCCAGAGGTTCAAACTATTATAAGTAGCAATACACATAATAAATTATCCGCATTAAGTAAACTAAACACCTGGAAGAAATGTAGTATATGACGACTGAACAAATTTTAGTACAGAAAAGAAACTCCAGAGAAAAAGAAACTCTTAATATTGAAAAGATACACCAAATGGTTGAGTTTGCTTGTGAAGATATATCAGGCGTGTCAGCATCACAAGTTGAAATGAAAAGTGGTTTACAATTCTTTGATGGCATATCTACAGATCAGATACAACAGATACTTATTAAGTCAGCTTCAGATTTAATTTCATTAGAAACACCTAACTATCAATACGTTGCCGCAAGATTATTATTATTCAGTTTAAGAAAAAGTATTTTTAGAAAACTTTGGGACCATCCACATTTATATGACCACACAAAAAAAGGTGTTGAGATAAAAGTTTATGATGCAGATATTTTAAAATTTTACGACAAGTCAGAATTTGATCGTATGAATATGTGGATAGACCACACAAGAGATTACAATTTTACATACGCTGGGTTAAGACAAGTAATAGACAAATACCTGGTACAAGATAGAAGTTCAGGTGAGATTTTTGAAACTCCTCAGTTTATGTATATGCTTATATCAGCAACGATATTTGCAAAATACCCAAAAGAAAAAAGGATGACTTATGTTAAAAAGTATTATGATGCTATTTCGAGGTTTAAAATTAATATTCCAACTCCTGTTATGGCTGGTGTTAGGACTCCTGTTAAGCAGTATGCTAGTTGTGTTCTTGTTGATATTGATGATACTCTACCAAGTATATTTACTGGTGATATGGCTATCGGAAGATATATTGCACAACGTGCCGGTATCGGAATTAACGCAGGCCGCATACGAGGAATTAATTCACGTATACGAGGTGGCGAAGTTCAGCACACTGGTGTAATACCATTTCTTAAAAAGTTTGAGGCAACTGTTAAATGTTGTACACAAAACGGTGTAAGAGGTGGTAGTGCAACAGTTCACTTTCCTATATGGCACCAAGAAATATCTGATATATTAGTTTTAAAAAACAATAAAGGTTCAGAAGATAATAGAGTAAGAAAATTAGATTACTCAATTCAACTATCAAAATTATTTTATCAAAGATTTATTAATGATGAACAAATAACTTTATTTTCACCACACGAAGTACCAGATTTATATGAAGCTTGGGGTACTCCTAAATTTGATAAACTGTATGAAGAATATGAAAAGAAAACATCTATTAAAAAGAAAAAAATATCAGCACAAGAATTAATACAAAGTGTTTTAAAAGAACGTGCAGAAACAGGCCGTATCTATATTATGAATATAGATCATTGTAATACACACTCATCATTTAAAGATATAATTACAATGTCAAACCTTTGCCAAGAGATTACATTACCTACTAAACCATTACAACATATAGATGGTGATGGAGAGATTGCATTATGTATATTATCAGCAATCAATTTAGGTATATTAAAAGATTTTGATGAATTAGAATCATTATGTGATCTATCAGTAAGATCGTTAGATGAAATTATAGATCACCAAGAATATCCAGTTAAAGCAGCAGAAATATCAACTAAGGCCAGAAGAAGTTTAGGCATAGGTTATATTGGTCTAGCACATTATCTAGCAAGAGAAAAAGTATTCTACCACGAGAAGGCAGCTTGGAAATTAGTAGATGAATTGACAGAAGCATTCCAATACTATCTATTGAAAGCCAGCAATCAATTAGCAAAAGAAAAAGGTAAGTGTGAGTACTTTAATCGTACAAAATATTCTGATGGTATCTTACCAATTGATACCTATAAAAAAGAGGTAGACGAAATAGTTACTAGAAAACTATCATTTAATTGGGAGAAATTGAGGAAGGATATTGTTGAGACCGGCCTCCGACATAGCACACTCTCGGCTCAAATGCCATCAGAATCTTCAAGTGTTGTATCTAATGAAACAAATGGTATAGAACCACCACGAGATTACTTGTCTATAAAGAAATCTAAGAAAGGGCCATTGAAACAAGTGGTACCTAACTATAATCAATTAAAGAATTTTTATACTTTACTTTGGGATATGAAATCAAATGAAGGATATATAAATGTAGTAGCAGTAATGCAAAAGTATTTTGACCAAGCAATCAGTGGTAATTGGTCATATAATCCAGAAAATTATGAGAGTGGCCAGACGCCATTATCAGAAATGATTAACGACCTATTAACAACCTACAAGTATGGTTGGAAAACGTCCTATTACCAAAATACATATGATGGTAAGAGAGATGAGGATGAACCGGCACATCCAGTAGGTTTTAAAGACAACGTGCCAGAAACAATAACAAAGGAAGATGACGACTGTGAGTCGTGTAAAATATAACTATGAGTAGGTCAGTTTTTAATAAAGCAAAAGGTTTAGACTTTACCAAAGCACAAATGTTTTTTGGTGATGATTTGGCCGTACAAAGGTATGATACGTTTAAGTATCCTATTTTTGATAAGTTAACACAACAACAATTAGGTTTCTTTTGGAGACCAGAAGAAGTATCATTACAAAAAGACCGTAATGATTACCAAGAATTAAGACCAGAACAAAAAAATATATTTACATCTAATTTGAAATACCAAACAATGTTAGACAGTGTACAAGGCCGTGGACCTTGTTTGGCATTTTTACCCTTTTGTTCTTTACCTGAATTAGAAGGCTGTATTGTAACGTGGGACTTTATGGAAACAATACACAGTAGATCATATACATACATTATTAAAAATTTGTATGCAAATCCAGGTGAAATCTTTGACACAATCATAGAAGATAAGAAGATAGAAGAACGAGCCGAGTCTGTAACAAAATCTTATGATGACCTTATTGAAATGGGTTACAAATATCATTTAACACCAGATAAAGTTGATATGTATGAATTGAAAACTAGATTATGGAAAGCACTAATCACAGTAAACATATTAGAAGGTTTAAGATTCTATGTATCGTTTGCTTGTAGTTTTGCTTTTGGTGAATTAAAACTATTAGAAGGTTCAGCAAAGATTATATCTTTTATTGCAAGAGATGAGAGTCAACATCTAGCCGTATCACAAAGAATAATTAATAACTATAAAGACGTAGAGAACGATAAGATGATGTTAAAGATTATTAAAGATACAGAAAAAGAAGTTTACAAAATGTATGATGATGCTGTAGCTTCAGAAAAACAATGGGCAACTTATTTGTTTTCACAAGGTTCAATGATAGGACTATCAGAAAAACTACTACACCAATTTGTAGAGTATATGGCCAATAGACGTATGAAGGCCATTGGTTTAAATCCTGTTTATGATACTAAGATAAATCCATTACCTTGGGTAGATCATTGGTTGAATAGTAAAGGTCAACAAAATGCTCCGCAAGAAACAGAAATAGAAAGTTATGTTATTGGTGGTATTCAACAAGACGTTAAAAAAGACCAATTTAAAAAGTTTAAACTATAATGATTACTAAACAAACAAAAACTTGTCCTTCCTGTCAAACTAAATATGTAATAGCGTGGAACAATGAGGTACACGAAATGAATCCAATTACGTGTCCATTTTGTAGTCACGAGATAGATGAGGAAGCAAGTGAAACAGACAACGATAGTTGGGATTGATTTTAGTTTAAACTCACCGGCCATTTGTGTGAGTGATGTTAGTCTTAAATTTGAAGATTGTAAATTCTTTTACTTAACAAGTAAGAAAAAACATATCGGTAATATGATGAAGAATATATTAGGTACTGAACACATTGAATATAAAAATCCTATAGAAAGATTTGCTAATCTATCTACTTGGGCATTATCAATCATAAACAAACTAACAAACCCTAAAATTTTCATTGAAGGTTATTCTTATGGTAGTAAAGGTCAAGCCGTATTTCAAATCGCAGAAAACGGTGGCATATTAAAGTATAGATTAAGTCAATACGATTATAGAATATTAGTACCAAGTGTAATTAAAAAGTTTGCTACAGGTAAAGGTAACGCTGATAAACAAATGATGTATGAACAGTATACAAAAGATACCAATACAAATCTTATGAAAGCCTTTGATATACCTACACTTAACAATCCAATTACAGATATAGTAGATGCTTATTATATAGCTAAAAAAGGTTATTATGAAAGTAGAATATGTGGAACTTAAATGAAAATATTGAAAGCTAAAAATTATCTATCTGAAATAAAAATACCAATACAATTGTTTGATGTGCAATCTTTAATTACTATACCACCAGATAATTGGTTGGAAAATAGAGTTAAAGAGTTTGGATATTTTGATAGTTTTGAAAAAGCAGGTATGTTATATCCTATAGTTGTAACTGATGAAACTGAACAGTGGGTAATAGAAAGAATATTACCTAAAAATCCACAGCATAAAGATACTAACAATAAACTTAAAAAAGGTTTATATGTGCATCTAGGTAACAAACGTGCTTTATGGGCTAAAGAAAAAGGTTATGAAAAGATAGAAGGCTATTTTGTGAAAGAAAGAAAAGACAAAGAACTTATAAAATCATTAACACATATTAAACATACAAGGATTCCTAAATGATTGCTTTAGTTACAGGTTCACAAGGTTTAGTTGGTTCTGAATCGGTTAAGTTTTTAATCAATAAAGGATTGGATGTCATTGGTATTGATAATGATAGTAGAAAATATTTTTTTGGTAAAGAGGCCAGTACAAAAAACGTTAAGAAGGAATTACTAAAGTTTCAACACCGATACAAACATAAGAGTATAGACATAAGATCATATAATGGTTTAGAAAAAATATTTAAAGAATATGGTAAGAATATATCTCTAATTATTCACGCTGCTGCTCAACCATCACACGATTGGGCTATTAAAGAACCTCACACAGATTTTAATATCAATGCTGTAGGCACTTTAAATCTACTAGAACTTACAAAGATATATTCTAATCAAGCAGTCTTTATACAAGTATCTACAAACAAAGTTTATGGTGATACACCAAACAGATTACCTTTAAAAGAAAACGAAACAAGATATGAGATAGATACTTCACACAATTATTATAATGGTATAGATGAAACAATGTCTATAGACAACTCAACTCATAGTTTATTTGGAGTATCTAAATGCGCTGGCGATTTATTAGCACAAGAGTATGGTAGAAACATAGGATTAAAAACTGGCATTTTTAGAGCAGGTTGTATAACAGGCCCCAATCACGCTGGTGCTGAATTGCACGGTTTTTTGAATTACTTAGTTAAAGCAAATATAGAAAAGATACCATATACAATACATGGTTACAAAGGTAAACAAGTAAGAGATAATATACATAGTTATGATTTAGTAAATTGTTTTTGGCATTTTTATGAATTGCCTAAGAATGGTGAAGTTTATAATATCGGTGGAGGCCGAGATAATAGTTGTTCTATTTTAGAAGCAATAAAAACAATAGAGAATTATACTAAAGTACAAACGAATTATACTGTAAAAGAACAGAATAGAACAGGTGACCATCAATGGTATATTTCTAATGTAGGTAAATTATATACTCATTTTGACTGGCAAATGAAATATACACTAAAAGAAACTATTGAAGAAATAGTAGGTAGATATAAATGATTTCATTAATTTGTCCAACCAGAGGCCGTGTAGAAAATGTAAGAAGAATGATAAATGACTTTCGTAATACACAAATCAATCAAAATGAATTATGGTTTTATATACAAGATGACGACCCAGCTAAAGATGATTATGTAAATTTATTTAAACAATTAAAACATAATGAATATATGGTTGATAGATTTACCTTTACAGGACATATGTGGACTATATTAGCTGGCAAATGCAAAGGTGATATAATAATGTTAATGGGAGATGATGCTGGTATAGTTACTAAAGGTTGGGACGTTAAAATGGAAGAGGCCGCTAAACAATATAATAAAGATAATATATTTTTTATGGGTGTAAAAGATGAAAGAGGCAAACATCCTTTTCCAGCTATGAGTAGAACAGTATTTAATCTATTAGGTTTCTTTTATGCTCCTCAATTTTTACACAGATATGGAGACTTTTACTTAGTAAAATTGGGGCAAACAATAGGCCGTTTTATAGTTGTAGATGTATTGTTTAAACATCCTAAAGCTGATTATGCTGGAGATACTACTGGTAAAAAGTCAAGACAATGGACTTGGTTTGATAAACATTCTTGGGAAAAGAGTGATAGATATTTTAAAGCAGACGTTGAATTATTAAGGAGTAATCTAAAGAAATAATATGTGTGCTATTCACGGTATATTTTGGCCTTCTAAAGAGTCTATATCAAAGATGATAGAACAGGCGCACCATAGAGGTCCTGATGGTAATGGACAATGGAATGATGAACATATTACATTAGGTCATAATCTATTATCAATAGTAGATGAAGTAAAGGCCTCCTCACAACCTTGGTTTCACAATGATTACGTATTAATCTATAATGGAGAAATATATAACTATAAAGAATTACAATCAACAATAAATCATTCATTTAAAACTAATACAGATACAGAAGTATTAGTGGCTGGCATAGAACAATATGGTAAAAGTTTTATACACAAACTAGATGGTATGTTTGCCTTTGCTTGTTATAATAAAAAAACTAAAAAGTTAATTATAGCAAGAGATAGTAATGGAGCTAAACCTTTCTATTATTGTAATTTTAACAACAGATTTGTTTTTTCATCAGAAATTAAAAGTATATTATCTTTAGGATTTCCACGTAAAGTTTCTAAAGAAGGATTTAAACATTATTACAATACAGGATATCCTTCTGGTTATTTAACATTATTTCAAGGTATAAACAAATTAATACCTGGAGAAATTGTAGAAATAGATGTAATTACAAATACAAAACATTCAACAAATGTAAACAATGATAGAATAATACCTTTTGATGGCAATGTAAAAGACATACCAATGTTATTAAGAGAAAAACTAAAAAAGGCCGTTGAGATGACTCTTATGGGACGTAGAGAGGTAGGTTTATTTTTAAGTGGTGGATTAGATAGTTCATCTATATTCTATGAATTAATACATTCATCAAAAACAAAACCAAATACATTTTCTACTAGATTTGTAGAACCTAATAAAGATACTAATTATAATGAAGATGCTAACCTAGCAAAAATGTTATCAGAAAAGTTTAATTCAAATCATAAAGAAATATTAATAGGTGAACAAGAATGGATTGATAATTTAGAAAAATGTGTTTTAGCTTTAGAAGAACCTAGACAAGGCAAAAGCTTACCAGCATACTATGCTACTAATAAATTATTAGCAGATAATGGAATGACAGTAACATTAAGTGGTGATGGAGGAGATGAGTTGTTGGCTGGATATAAACATCATCAAGTACCCCTATTGAGTAAAGATAATAGAACATTTAAAAAGAAATTAGAAATGTTAAGAGCAGGTCATAAAAGTTTAAAGAATAAAGATTTAAATATTTCTTTAGATGAACAGTGGAATTATCTAATGTCTTGGTTACCTAAAGGTAAATTAACAGGCGATTCATTAAATGATTTTATGTATATAGAATCTTTGGCAGTAATGTCAGAAGATTTTTTAATACGTAATGATAAATTAGGTATGGCATTTAGTATGGAGGCCAGATTTCCTATGTTGTGTAATGTTTTTAAAGATTTTGCAAGAAGTATACCTGGCGTTGAAAAAGTAAATCAAGAATTTTTAAAAGTAAATCACGTTTTACATAATAAACATTTATTAAGAAAAGCATATAAAAATAAATTACCAGATAATATAGTTAATAAAACAAAATCAGGATGGCGAGCTCCTACAGATCATTGGATTATAGGATCAAAAAATAATCCATCAAAAAACAATTCATTAATAAAAGACTATTTTAGAACTATACTAAATAATAAAGAGATTATGGACATATTTGAAATAACAAAAGACGATATTGAAAATAGATATTTCAATAATAGAGATTTTGTACCAAAAGTTGGCAAATCACCAATAGGTTTAACATCACAAAAAGAATTGTTTATTGTAGTTATGTTTTCCGCTTGGTACAAATTATTTAATATGAGTTTATAGAAAGGATATTATGACTTATTCATTAGCAAGTGATACTTGGGGTAAAGAAGAAATACAAGCAATACAAAAAGTAATTCAAAGCGGTCGATATACAATGGGGCCTTCCGTAAAACAATACGAAAAAGAGTTTTCAGATTATTTCGGTTGTGTTGATGCCGTTATGGTTAATAGTGGTTCTTCAGCTAATTTATTGGCTATCGCTTTGTTAAGTGTAAAGTATGGTTTAAAAGGAGATATTATAGTACCAGCTGTGAGTTGGTCAACTACATTTTTTCCAGTACATCAGTATGGTTTTAAATTAAACTTTGTTGATATTGATAGAGATACTTTAAATATAGACGTGAATAAAATTGAAAAGGCCATTACACCAAATACTTCAGCAATTTTTGCTGTAAATCTTTTAGGTAATCCAAACGATTTTAATAAACTAAAACAAATATGTGATAAACATAAATTAGTTTTAATCGAAGATAATTGTGAAAGTTTAGGCGCTAAGTTTGAGAATAAACATACAGGCACAATAGGTCAATTAGGCACATTTTCCTTTTTCTTTTCACACCATTTACAAACAATGGAAGGTGGTATGATTGCCGTTCAAAACAAAGATGATGCTGATTTTTTAAGATCATTAAGAGCACACGGTTGGATAAGAGATTTACCAAATGAAAATAATATTTATAATAAAACAGGTGATAATTTTAAAGACAGTTTTACTTTTGTAACACCAGGTTATTGTGTAAGGCCTTTAGAGATGAGTGGTGCTATAGGTTCAGTGCAGTTAAAGAAATGGCCAGATATGAGAGAAAAAAGATTAAAGAATGCTCAATACTTTAAAGAAAGATTTAAAGATTTAAAAGGTGTTAGAACACAAAAAGAAATAGGTGAATCAAGTTGGTTTGGTTTTTCAATTGTATTAGAAGGCCATTTAGAAGGCAAAAGAGAACAGGTAATAAAAACATTAACAGAAAATAAAGTAGAAACAAGACCTATTGTGGCTGGTAATTTTATGAAAAATCCTGTTATAGAATATATAAACTATATAGATAACTACGATTATGAAAACGCTGACTATATACATAATAATGGTTTCTTCATAGGAAATGATATTACTGATTTAAAAAATAATTTAGACAATGTTTACAATTTAATAAAAGGAATAAAATGAAAACGGCTTTGATTACAGGTGTTAATGGACAAGATGGTTCTTATCTAGCGAAATCTTTATTACAAAAAGGATATAAAGTTTTTGGTGGAGAAAGAAGAACAACTACAAATAAGTATTGGCGATTAGATGAAATGGGTATCACTGATGATATTAATTTTGTAGATTTAGATGTTATAGATCAATCTAATGTAAGAAGAGCAATAGAAAAAACAAAACCAGATATAGTATATAATCTAGCAGCACAATCGTTTGTAGGTTTATCTTTTGAACAACCTGAACTTTCTGTATTAATTGATGGCGTAGGTGTGTTAAGGGTTTTAGAATCTATAAGGCAAGTAAATCCTGATATAAAATTTTATCAGGCCTCTACAAGTGAATTATATGGTAAAGTATTGGAAACGCCTCAAAAAGAAACCACTAGATTTTGGCCAAGGTCGCCGTATGGTGTGGCAAAGATATTTGGCCATCACATAACAATTAACTATAGAGAAGCTTATAATATGTTTGCTTGTAATGGTATTTTATTTAACCACGAAAGTCCTATGAGAGGTGAAGATTTTGTAACAAGAAAAATATCCAAAGGTATTGCCTTGTGGAAAAAAGAACAAAGACCTATAGTATTAGGTAATATAAATGCTAAAAGAGATTGGGGCCACGCTGAAGATTTTGTGGAAGGAATGCAACTTATAATGAACCACAATATTGCTGATGATTATGTATTAGCAACAGGTATCATACACACAGTAAAACAATTTTTAGAAATGACATTAGAGTATTTGAGTATATCTTATTACTGGAAAGGTGACGAGTGTTTTGAAAAAGGTACTAATATAATAATTTCAAAGACAGATAAAAGGCATTTTAGAGCTGCTGAAGTTGATATATTACAAGGTGATGCCACAAAAGCTAAAACTGTTTTAGGTTGGACACATAAACATAATGTAAAATCACTTATGATAGATATGGTAGAAGCAGATTTAAAAAGATATTATAAAAAAAATTAAATAATGAAATTAAAACACATCTTTATAACAACATATAATAAAAGATTGTATGATAGTTACGCTAAACAATTAATAGAAACTTATCAACAAACTAATCAACAAATACCTTTATATGTATTTGCAGAAGATGATATTAATTTATATGAAAATTATAAAAATGTAAATTATTATAATCTTCATAAACTAGAAAAAGAATTGGAAACTTTTGTACACAGAAATAAAAATAAACCAGTAAATAGTTTTTTGGAAAATGCTGTAAAATTTAGTTACAAAGTTTTTGCTCAATCGGCCGCTAGACAATTTGCTGAAAAAATATACTATGTTGATAGTGATAGTGTTTTTATTAAACAAATACCTATAGAATGGTTTGATGAATGTTTACCTGATGGTACATTTTTATCTTTTTATGATAGAACACATGAATACACAGAAACAGGATTTTTAGCATTTAATT